AGGCTTGTACGGTCACGTTAGCTCCAAATACTCTTTCTAACGTATGGGTAGTTCAAAACTCCGCTGGAAATACAGTCACATTGACCGCAGGCACAGGCGCAAATGTGGTCATACCAAACGGTGGGATCAGGATGGTCGCTACTGACGGTGGTGGTTCTGGTGCAGCCGTCACTGATGTCCTAGACGTATTAGGCGGTACGGGCAACGTAGGGCTTGGTAGCGGTGCGTTTGGTACTGGGCTTACCACAGGTACAGATAACGTAGCGATAGGTGAGGCTGCGGGTGATGCGTTGACCACTGGGTCTGACAACACTTTTGTCGGTGACAATGCTGGTGGTGCAACAACTACGGGAGCGCAGAACACTGCGATGGGAGAAGGTTCTCTGTTAACTAACTCCACAGGAAGTCACAACACAGCGTTGGGAAGATCAGCATTATATAGCGCAACCACGGCTGATTACAATACAGCGGTTGGGAGTGGCGCGATGTACGCTGCGACAACAGGAACTCAAAATGTTGCGGTTGGCCGAGATGCATTAAATGACATTACTACCGGAGGGTCAAATGTCGCGATTGGTTATCAAGCATTAGATGCTCAAACTACCGCCTCAAACAACACAGCAGTTGGACATAGTGCTTTAGGGGCCAACACCACAGGCACAGAGAACACCGCTGTTGGAAAAGGGGCTTTAGCGGCCAATACTACTGCTTCTGGTGTAACTGCTGTCGGAGAAGATGCGCTGGGATCAAACACAACAGGCGCAAGCAATACCGCAGTGGGAGAGGGCGCACTATCAACTAACACCACAGCAGCCAATAATGTTGCGGTTGGCATGTCTGCATTGAATGCGAATACCACAGGGACTCACAATGTTGCTGTTGGAACATCTGCCGCAGATGCGGTCACTACGGGTGGATACAACACCTCAGTCGGAGGCAATTCTTTAACAACTCTTACTACCGGATCTGACAACACGGCCATTGGGTATGGTGCGCTTTATTCGGCTACAACTTCAAGTGACAACACGGCTGTGGGCCATGCCTCGCAAGAAAACACCACCACCGGAGCAAACAACACCTCAGTTGGTGCTGATTCTTTAAAAGCTAACACCACAGGTACGGGCCATGTTGCCATTGGCTATGCCGCATTAGACGCGAACACCACGGGCAATAACAGTACAGCTATTGGCTATAACGCATTAACGGCTGCTACTACAGGAAATCAAAATACGGCTATAGGTTCTCAAGCACTACTCGCCATGACTACCGCTAGTGACAACACGATGGTTGGAATGAATGCTGGTTTAGCTGTAACTTCAGGCCCGCAAAACACAGTTATGGGTGTTTCTGCTTTATCTCATTTGACAACAAATTCAAGAAACGTAGCAATCGGATATCACGCTTTAGAAGAATGCACAAACGATGAAAACACCGCAGTTGGTACACAAGCTCTGCAAGATAACACCACTGGATATTACAATGTTGCGATGGGTTATTTAGCAGGAGGAGCGATAACTACTGGCCACTCTAATGTCGCAATCGGGTCGTTTGCGTTAGATGCATCGACTACTGCGTCAAGTAACACGGCAATTGGTACTCTTGCTTTAACTGTGAACACTACGGGTTATCAAAATGTCGCAGTCGGATCTGGTGCGTTAGACGCAAATACGACAGGTGCTTTTAATACTGCGATTGGCGGCGGTACACTAAGTGCCGCCACAACAGCAGGGGAACAGACGGCTGTAGGCTATGCTGCTTTAAACGCCTCTACCACAGGTGCAAGCAACACAGCACTTGGTTATTACGCCATGATACTTAACACTACAGGTACGCAAAATACTGCTGTGGGTGCTTATGCGATGGACGCGAACACCGCTGGCGATTACAACAGCTCTCTTGGCTATAATGTAATGAGCGCGAACACCACGGGCGTAAGAAACACGGCGATGGGGTACAGTGCTTTAAAGACTAACACCACTGGTGGCTACAACTCTGCTTTTGGTATGTATGCGTTAGATCAAAACTCGACAGCCAGTTACAACACCGCAGTTGGGTATATGGCTCTAAATGACAATACAACTGGTCACTCTACTACCGCCGTTGGGTATCAAACAAACACTAATAATACTGAAGCCCCTCATAACGCGATAGTGGGTTTTCAAGCGGGGTATACCCAAACTTTAGGCGGGTATAACACGTTTGTAGGAAGTTATTGCGGATACGGTGTTACCACAGGTCAAGAAAACACGTTCTATGGTTATCAAGCTGGATATCATGGGGTTACAACAACCACAGGTAACTACAATGTGTTTATTGGTCAGTATGCCCACGGGAGTAGCGCGACACAAAGCCAAGAAATAGCTATGGGCCATAACGTAGCGTGTACTGGTAATCAGAATTTTACCTTTGGATATGGGACTACTGACAGTAATATTTCCTTTGGTGGAACTAGTATAACTGCCCCATCAGATGTTCGTCTTAAAGAAAACATTGAAGATGAAAAAATAGGTCTTGATTTTATTAATGAACTTAGACCTGTAACTTTTCAATGGAAAAAAGCTAACGAAGTACCTTCTGAGATGAGGGTTTACGATGCTGATTCTGAAGAACGAGTAATGAATGGTAAGTATAACCACGGTTTTATAGCCCAAGAAGTTAAAGAGGTAATTGATCGATACGATTTTAAAGAGGGCTTCGATATGTGGACTGAAGATAGCCACGACGGAGGCCGTCAAAGGATTGGTGACGCATCTCTTATGCCTTTAATGGTAAAAGCGGTACAAGAGTTATCTGCCAAGGTGGATGATTTAACTGAAAAACTTGATAAATGTAATTGCGAATAGGAGACAATAGCAATGGCAGTTAAGAAAACTTTAATAGGCGCGATTCCATCTTCTAAAGATGGCAAGGTTGTTCGTTGGACTCTTACGATGAAGTACGAACAAGGCACTGAAGGTAAAGCTGATTATTACGCTAACGAAAAACACGTTACGATTGAAGCTGCTGTAACGCTTTTTGGCCCTGATGGAGATGTAACAACTAACAATTTTACTCCAAAAGCTGAAGGTGACTGGACTAAAAAGGAGCTAGAAGACCTTTGCCCGACAGCGCAATGGGATGTGGTTTTTGCAAGTCAATACGACTCAGTAATTACGAACCCAACTGTTAATCCTGAATCTAATAACGAGTTTGTGATTCCTAGCTAATGGAGCCGCAACACTTTTCATTCCATACGCTGCCAGCAGTATTTATGCTGGAGGCGCAGCTATCTGAAGATATGGTAGGTACTCTTAATGACTACCTCGATAAATTGATGGTAGATGAAAAGCGCAAGAGTCATGCGGGTACGTTGGTAGGTCAGATAGGTCATGGTCAACAGCTTACAATGGATCATCATTGTGAAGAGCTAAAAGACTTTAACTGGACGATTCAGGGCTTGGCAATGGATTATGTGAAACAGTTTTGCGCTCAATCTGGGAATCCATTAAAAGGCAAAAGAGAAGTTCTTACAGACGAGTTATGGTCAGTACACAGCTACGAGCGTGACTACAACCCAATCCACGATCATGGGACTAAAACCATTATGGGAGTCTCCTGTACTACATGGACAAAAGTACCCCAACAGATCTTAGATTTACCTACGGCGGGAAGTCCAGAATATAACTTGTATAACGCATCAGGTAATGCGGATGGTTGCCTTGCGTTTAGCTATGGTCGTAATAGTTTATTGGATGTAGAGCGGTTAGCTCCTCCACAAAGTTTTGTAATCAAGCCAGAAGTCGGCAAGTTTTTAATGTTCCCTAGCTGGTTGACACATATGGTTTATCCCTTTGAGGGTGAAGGAGAACGGCGAACAGTCGCTGCAAATTTGAATGTATGGAAGGTAGAAGAAGATGGAACAAGACACTAAAGAAGTTGTAGATGCAGAGGTTGTAGAAGAAGCTGAGGTTGCTCAACTTCCTCCTAATCCTGAGATGCTAACTGCTCGTATGGATGAGCTTAGAGAAGAGATTGGGCAGATTACTAATGTAATTAATGCCAATCAAAAGCAGCTTGATACCTATGTAGCAGCGTTTAATTGGTATGTACAACAACTAGAGGCGGTTACCCCGGAGCAAGAATAATGGAAGCAATTACAAATATTATTACTGTTGTAACATCTATTGTGTGCATCGCAAGCATTGTATGCAGTTTAACAGATACTCCAAAAGACGATGCGTTAATCGGCAGACTTTATAAAATTCTGGAGATTGCAGCATTAAACATAGGCAAAGCAAAACAATCCAGCGCAGAGGTAAAGCCAGTAAAGATGACAACAAATGCCAGCGAAAAAACGACAGACAAAAACACCTAAAGCTGTTAAGCCAACCACACCTACAGCATTGGCTTTAGAAGCGTTAGAACGTATAGCCCATCATGAAAAAGAGTGTGGTGAGCGCTGGGCAGAATGTACTATTGAACTTAGAGAACTAAAAAATGCAAGCAACGCTCATGCTGCTCGTTGGGAAAAGTTAGCATGGTTAGTAATAGGAACTGTTATCACTACTGCTTTAGCTGGTTGGATAACAATGATATTGAAGTGAGTTATGCCATTACAAAAGTTTTTATTCAATCCAGGTATCGACAAAGAAGGAACCGCTTATACGGCTGAAGGCAAGTGGTTTGATGGTAATCTTGTTAGATTTCGTAAAGGATTTCCAGAAAAAATAGGTGGTTGGGCTAAAAACTCTCTCAATGCTTATTTGGGAACTGGGCGCAAACTTCATGCCTGGGTTAATCTTCAAGGTACAAAATTTCTAGGTATAGGCACTCGTCTAAAACTTTATATTCAAGAAGGCGACGAGTTTAACGATGTAACTCCTCTTCGCTTAACTACTAGCGCGGGAGATGTTACTTTTTCAGCCAGCAATGGTTCTTCTACTATTACGGCAACTGACACTAACCATGGAGCAGTAGCAGGAGATTTTGTTACGTTTAGCGGAGCCGCCACTTTAGGCGGTTTAGTCACCGCTGCTGTTCTTAATCAAGAATATGAAGTAGCTACTGTAACTAGTGCTAACGCATATACGTTTACTGCAAAAGATACTTCAGGAGCTACCGTAACTGCTAATGCCAGCGATAGTGGTAATGGAGGAAGTAGTGTAGTTGGTGCGTATCAAATTAATATTGGGCTTGATACTTATGTCCAGGGTTCTGGATACGGTTCTGGTACTTGGGGTAGTGGCACATTTGGCTCTGTTAGCGCACTAAGTGCTTCTAGTCAATTACGTTTGTGGTCAATTGATAACTTTGGTGAAGATATGCTTTCTTGCGTAAGAGCTGGAGGTGTCTTTTATTGGGATAATTCAGATACTGTTTCAGTTAGATCTAAAGCGTTAGAAGATCTTTCTGGGGCTAATTTACCCCCGACTGTAGGATTACAAGTACTTGTTTCAGATATAGATAGACACGCTATTGTGCTAGGGGCAGACCCTATTGATTCGGCGGGGGTTGCTCGTACAAGCGTTGTAGACCCGCTACTTATTGCCTTTTGTGACCAAGAAAATATATTGGAATGGGAGCCTAAAAGCACTAATACAGCAGGGTCTTTGAGAGTTTCTTCAGGGTCTCAGATAATAGGTGGGTTAAGAGCTCGTCAAGAAGTCCTTATCTGGACAGATACTTCGTTATATAGCTTGCAATTTATTGGCGCTCCATTGACTTTTGGATTAAATCTAATTAACGAAGGAGTTGGACTTATTGCTCCAAATGCTGCTATTAACTCCCCTGCTGGAGTTTTCTGGATGGATCGTAAAGGTTTTTATGTATATAACGGTTCTGTTCAAAATGTACCTTGCTCAGTACATAGCTATGTTTTTGATGATATTAACGAAGAACAAAATTTTCAGTTTTTTTCTTTTTTAAATCGTCAATTTAATGAAGTGGGTTGGTTTTATAGTTCTAGTGATTCTAACTTACCTAATCGTTATGCCACCTTTAATTATGTAGATAATGTTTGGTCTATAGGAGAACTAGACAGAACAGCATGGATTGATGAGGGAATAGAAAATAATCCTAGAGCTGCGGGAGCAGCAAGTAGCAACTACTATATTTATGACCATGAAACTGGTAACGATGCAGACGGCTCCCCAATGACCAACGTATATGTCGAGTCAGGTGACTTCGATATAGGAGAAGGAGAAGAGTTTCAATTTATACGCCGCATGATACCAGACGTAAAATTCACAGGAACCGGAGGATCTGGTCAGCAAATCAATACGGTATTAAAAACCCGCAACTATCCCGCTGACTCATTAACAACTGATAATACTAGTTCGTTTACAGCAAGCACCACTAAAATAGATATGCGAGCCAGGGCAAGACAAGCTGTTGTGCGTTTTGAATCAGATGATGACGCCTCTGAAGGTGTACAATTAGGAGTAGGCTTTAGAGTCGGTGGCACTCGTTTAGATCTTCGTCCCAACGGCAGAAGATGAGCAAAATATTACAAGGGCGTTTGCCTTTAGCTTCACCGTACACGAATCAGTTTCTTGATGTAAATACGTTCAATAGATTTGTTCGTATATTAGAACTTAGCTTAGATGCGGTTGATTTTGACGCAACTCCTCAATACACCGATGAAGAAATAGATCAGTTACAGTTTCCAACAGGAGAAGTAATCTGGAATTTAACACAAGAAGTTCTTCAAGTTTGGTTAGGCACTCGTTGGGAATATCTTTCTACACCGTCAACTTCTGGTTTAAGTGCTACTGCAACTCTTGGTACAGTACAAGTCATTGCAAGCGGAAACATTACAGTAGAGATTAGCTAATGAGTGAAAAGTTAAGTGAACATTTTACTTTAAACGAATGCTGTAGAAGTGAAACCGCACAACGCCAAGGAATTGATAATACAGCTACTGGTGAGGAACTAGAAAATTTAAAGCGAGTTTTAGAAAATGTAATAGAGCCGGTTAGAGTACATTATGGAATACCGTTTACTCTTAATAGCGGGTATCGATGCCAAGAATTAAACGCCGCAATAGGGTCAAGCTCTAAAAGTCAGCATTGTAAAGGACAAGCAATAGACTTTGAGATACCAGGAGTAGACAACGATAAAGTAGCTCGATGGGTCATAGACAACCTAGATTATGATCAGTTGATTCTTGAGTTTTATGATGGAGTAGATCCTAACAGCGGTTGGATTCATGTAAGTTATGTGTCAGCGGGAGAAAATAGAAACCAAGCTCTGGTTTATCATGGCAAGCAATACACACCATTTGAATGAAAGGCACAATACTAGCCTTTATGTTAATTACGGTTATTGAGGGAAATGTGACTCAAGGTTCAGAACAAATGTTATTTAAGGACATTCACCGCTGCCAACAGTTTGCGTATTGGATAGAGCATAACTGTAGAGATGTCCGTTGTAGAGGAGGCATCAAACAACACAACATAACTGCTTACTGTAAGCCAGTAATGGCTGGAGCAAACCAAAAGTTTTGGGATTAGTAATGAGCGTATACCACGGATTGTTTTATATTTACGAAGAAAAACGATTTGCTCGATGGGAAGAATACATAGAGTTTTATCGCCAGCAAAGACTAAAGGATCATGACTAAAAAACTACAGCAAGATTCAGTTTGGGCTAAATATGACATCGATAATGATGGCACTGTTAGCGAT